ATGCAACTGACGACGACTGGGTGCAATTAACAGTCAATAGAACGTCTTGGGATGCGCACGTCGCATCGGACATATCAGACCCACAGTATGCGCTTGTGACATCTTCAGTGGCTTACAGGTATTATGCTTTCAAGTTCGCGGACAATCAGGGGGACGATACCTATATAGGCGTTCGTCACGTCGAGTTGCAGACGTAGAGAAATATTAAACCAAAGGAAGAGAGCATCTAATGCCGGAACGTGAAGAAAAGACAGAAGAGTTTAACCAGATATTTACCGCAGCGATGGAATCCGGAAAGGCCGGGGGTAGTGTTGAGGAAGTTTTCGAATATACTCAATATCGCTCCCCACTCGGGGATGAGTTGCTTAAACTGTTTGAAGAAGCAGAGAGGGACCGTCGTGATGTTGAACAGCGTTGGTTAAAAGATCTTCGGCAATATCGAGGAGAGTATGATCCAGAGGTTAAGGCTCGTATGCATCCCAAACGCTCGAAGGCATTTTTAAGCGTTACGAGAACCAAGACAAAGACATTGTCATCGAGACAGACAGATCTTTTGTTCCCAGCAAACGGGGATAAAAACTGGGCAATTTCGCCAACACCAATACCGGAGCTCAATCCGCAAATAATACAAAATATTATGGTGCAGTACCAGGAGCAGACCAAAGAGATTCCGACCGAAGAGTTGATCAAAAAGTTTATCAATAAAGAGGCTAAAGATCGCTGTGGTGGTATGGAACAGGAAATGGCAGACCAGCTGGTTGAGTTGAAGTATCGCGAAATTATTCGTAACGTAATTCTCTCGGGTAATATCTACGGCACAGGGGTTTTGAAAGGCCCGTTGGTACGGACACAAAAGATAAAACGGTGGCTTCCTCGTGGTGAAGAGTGGGTAACAATAGAGCTCGAAAAGATGTTACCATTTTGTGAATTTGTTCCGGTGTGGGATTTATACCCGGACATGTCTGCGCGTACACCGGATGATATGCGGTATATTTTTCAACGCTATGTGATGAACCGCCACAAAGTTGCTCAGCTGGCTAAACGCCGAGACTTCAATGGTGACGCAATACTCTCCTACCTAAGAGCACACCCAGAAGGTGATGCCGAGATAAAGAACCATGAGAACGATCTTAAGGGGTTAAACAGAGATGCGTCTGATCCTACAGGTTTTAAAGAAACAAGTGCTTCAGGAAGGTCGTCATTAACCGCGGGTATGGCAACGCACTCCCGCACGGGTAAGTATGAGGTTAAGGAATACTGGGGATATATCAGCACAGACAAGTTGATTGATCTTGGTATTGATATTGACGAAGAAGAGTTAGGGATTGAAGTTGCTGCAAACATTTGGATGCTTGGACCACTTGTTATCAAGGCGATTGTATCTCCGATTGAGGGTGTAAATATTCCGTATCATTTTTATTACCACGACAAGGATGATACGAGCATTTGGGGAGAGGGTATACCAACAATAATGCGGGATGGTCAGAAGTTGTTCAACGCAGCTGTCCGAGCGATGCTGGACAATGCTGCAATCTCAGCCGGTCCCATTATTGAAGCAAACACAGACTTACTAGACGCGTCGGAAGATCCGCGTGATATTTATCCATTTCGTGTGTTTTTACGAGATGGGCAAGGGATGGAAGCCAGCGCGCAAGCGATTAGGATTGAGTCATTACCATCGTACACCAACGAGTTTATGGCAATGATTAATTTCTTTATGACAGCTTGTGACGAAGTCACAGCTATTCCTCGCTATATGTATGGAGAAACCTCGAACATAGGAGGCGCTGGGAAGACAGCATCCGGGTTGTCGATGCTGATGGGAGCTGCAAATGTCGCGCTCAAGGACCAGATCAAAAACTTTGACGACGGCATAACCAAGCCGTTTATCAAAGCGCTTTATTTTTGGAATATGGACTTCAACCCGAAGGAGCATATAAAGGGTGACTTTTCGGTCATAGCAAAAGGAAGTACATCATTAATTGCGAGAGAGGTACGGCAAGAGCACTTGAATAACTTTTTGGCAATTACCAATAATGATGTGGATCTCCTATATACCAAGCGAGATAATGTTTTGCGAGAGATGATAAAGATAATGGACCTTAATGATTTAGACCTGATTAAGGACAAGAACACGATTGAGATAGAGCAAAAGGCAAGACAGGAGCAGATGGAAGAGGATCGACAGTTTGAAAAGGACTTGGCGCTTCTTAAAGCAAAGTCAGGTGGGCATATGCCGCAAGGGTCTAGCTCGCAAGGCTTGACACCAGGAATGGGTGAAGAGCAACAGGTTCCGGAGGGGGTATAGTATGAGAAGTAAAACCATTGCAGGGAAGTTGTTAGAGTATGAGGCTACGCCTTGCTATATCATGGTCAGGCAGCTTGTGCAGGCGATGATCGAGGAGGCAAGGATGAGAAACGACGCGGCAATAGAACCGGAATTTTACAAAAACCAAGGTGCGATTTCAGAGCTGAAACAGGTATTAAAACTGTTACAGACACAGCAAATTCGACGAGGATTGGACGGTGCCTATTCCGAATAACAAAAAATTTTGGCCCCAACTATTCATGACTGAATATGGGATACCAAGGAGGGGAATATGTTGATAGACGCAGAAAAGCAAGAACTCGAAAGCTTGCGAAACAAGAACACACTAACAGAGAGTGAAAAGGAAAGACTTGCTGAATTGGAAGCGAAGGAAGAATCCCTTGATGATGAGGATAAATTCGACGACGCGTTTAATGAGGCAATGAATGGTGACAAAGGTGTCACCGATGATGAAGGCGAGGAAGATAAACAAACTACGGATCAGTCTGATAAAGACGAATCCGACCAGGATGATGATGATGACATCTTCAACGGTACCCCGGAAGACAAAGGGTCTGAATCGGATAGTGGCGAAGAGGATGGAGAAGAGGAGTTATCCCCAGAACAAGCAGTTGCGAATCTCGAAGCTGAATTAGCAAAAGAAAAGCAACGGACCAGTTCGTGGGAAGGTCGGATTAGCGCTGCCAATAAACGGGCAGAAGAGGCTGAAGCAAAGCTCAAAGAGCAAACCAAACAGGATAAGGGAAAAGACCTCCCTGTTGGCGATAGCGACGAAGATGTCGTGTTGAGCGAATTTATCGAGGAGTTTCCGAGCCTCGAAAAACCGATCAAACTTTTAGCAACCAAGATTGCTCGGGAGATTGTTGAGCGAGAAATAGGTGAGATTAAACCGACGATTACACAGGTACAGGAGACTGTTAAGTCAAGAGAAGAGCAAACGCATATCTCAAAGATTCGACAAGCCCACCCGGACTACAAGGATATTTATCAGTCTGGGGCACTCACGACATGGATTGAACATCAACCCAAATTCTTGCAACCGGGATTGCAGCGCGTTGTTGAAGAAGGATCGGCAGAGGAAATAGTTGAACTGTTCGATACCTATAAAAGGTCAACCGGACGTTCAAAAAAAATCGTCAACAATAATGGAGACAAAGCCACCAAGAAACGAGCAAAGAGTCTTGAAGCGGTTACGCACTCTTCTTCGGGACCACCGAAGGATAAGAAGGTAGCTGAGAAGGATGATTTTGACGGGGCTTGGGCAGAGGCTGTTTCCAGATAATAATTGGAGGTAGTTACAATGGCTACAGTGCATGGAAATGTTGTTTACGGGGATATTTCGCCTCGCACAGCTGCTTATGCTGTGAAAGATTTACTCGAAAGGGGTATGCCCTTTTTGATCTTGGAAAAGTTTGGTCAAGCGAAGCCGCTACCAAAAAATAGTTCCAAGACGATAAGCTTTCGGCGCTATTTTTTAAAGGATAGTTCGCTGTCAAGCTTTACACCCAAGGACTACTTTGCCACGGATAATTTTGATCCTACGACAAAGCAGCTCACTGAAGGTGTGACTCCCGACGCTACGGCGCTGGATAAGGCCGATATTACTGCGACCCTTATTCAGTATGGTGATCGTACTGTTATTACGGATATCGTTATGGATACTCATGAAGATCCGGTCCTCAAAGAGGCTACGGAGATATTGGGTGAACAGGCTGCGATTATCCTTGAGAAGGCGCGGTTTAACGTGCTGAAGGCTGGTACCA